CAAATGGTTATGTCAGCCGATAGGCAAGTCCTTATGGTGAATGGAGTAAAACAAAACATAAGAGGATATAGGAACATCCCGGACTATATACCGGTAAGTAGCCGCATTACCGCCTCGGCCAACCCGCAGGCAGTAAATAAAAATAATTCCGAAGGAGGTAAAAAGATGTTTAAAACCGTGGAAGAACTTAAACAGGCCTGCCCAGAGCTGGTGGAACAGATAGAAGACACAGCAAGAGAAGAAGGCAGAAAAGCAGGTATCACCGAAGAAAGAACTCGTCTCAAAGCCATTGAGGATATTCAGGCGGCCATCGGAGACGAAAAAATCGTGGCAGACGCCAAGTATGGGGAAAAGCCATGCACAGCCGAGGAGCTGGCCTTCAAGGCACTGCAGCAACAGGCGAGCCTTGGAAAACAGTTTTTACAAAACCTACAGCAAGACCACGACAACTCCGGTGCAGCTGATGTAGGAGCCAATCCTAACGCCGGCAACCCTACAAACCTTGGGGGAACCGCAGAGGATGAAAAAGCAGCAGAAGCGGCCGCCGTGGCCATGATTGTAGGCAAAAACAAGAAGGGAGATGAAAAAAATGACCAAAAGAATGCTTAATGAAACNNTAGGCACCATGGAATATGACGGCCTTATTTACGATGGCAGACATCCAGNAGATGTTAAAACCGTCAAAATCAGAGCTGGTCAAGGAGAACTGGTAAGAGGAACTGTTCTCGCATTAAGCGGTGGCACCGGCGGAGATGGTGCTATGGTAATTCTCGGCACAGAAGCAGGAGATGACGAGACATTAACACCAAACTGCATACTCGCCGAACCAGTAGATACAGGAGATGAGTCTGGCGATGCCCTGATAGGCGTAGCTTACAGATCTGGGCATTTTAACAGAAACAAGCTCGTTGTGAAGGAAAATTATACTATCAGTGCAGCTGACGAGGAAGAGCTGCGTAAAGGCGGCATCTACCTCAGCAATGCTGTAATATAACATAAGGAGGTAAAGAAACATGACCATTCCAGTGATTTATAGAACAACAACTATGCTGGCAGCAGTGGAGTTACTGCCTCCTCAAAATACATTTTTGAGGGACAGATACCTTCCTCATGACCCCAGCACTGACCTATTCCCAACCGAAGAAGTGCTGGTGGAATACAGGGAAGGCAATAAGAAAATGGCCCCTTGTGTGTTGCCTAGAAAAGGCGGCATAACCATCGAAAGAGAGGGCTATAAGACAACCAGATATACTCCGCCCTACATCGCACCACAAAGACCTCTTACTATTGATGACCTGAATAAAAAGGGCTTCGGAGAAAACCTGTTCAGCGACAGAACCCCACAGCAGAGGGAAGCTGAAATCCTCGGCCAAGACCTAAAGGATTTCGAGCGTATGATTTCAGCAAGAGAGGAATACATCGCTGCACAGGCCATGCTTAATAACGGGTATATCCTTAAGCATTACGCAGACAAATATGGAGGCAGCGAATATGAGGAGTGGGAGATCCGCTTCTATGACGGAACAAGCAATCCCGGAAAATATACACCCGATGCAGACTGGGACAGCCAAAATGCTGACATCTTCGGCGATCTTCAGGCCATGATTAGATTGCTGACAGCCAAAGGGCTCCCTGCTACGGATTTAATCGTGGCACCGGACGTGGCCGATGTCCTTATCAACAACGACAAGATCCAGAAGATGCTGGACATCAGGAACATGAATATGGGCAGCATTGACCCTGCAATGTTACCCGCAGGAGCTGCTTATATTGGCAGAATTAACGTCTTTGGAAGAAGTGTCGATATTTTCTCCTATGATGAGACCTACGAGGACGAGACAACCGGCAATAACGTGCCTTATATTCCTGCAGGAAACGTGGTCCTTACAGCACCGGGAGCAGGTAGAAGCCTTTATGGTGCAGTAACACAGCTGGAGCAGTCTGATGATCGCTTCCATACCTACATGGGAAGAAGAGTGCCTAAATACATTGCAAAATCCGACCAAGATATCAGAGAAATTAAAGTAACCAGCAGGCCTCTTTTAATTCCTAGAGCTGCTACACCATGGATTAGTGCCGAAGTTATCTCTGGTTAATGACGGAAATAAAGGAAAGGAGGAAACATCATGATTAAAATAATCAACGGCGTGTATGGCATGAAAGTAGGCAACAGGGTAGTCCCTGTTACCGAAAAAGATGGTCCGATTGAACTCGCTCCAGAAAAGGAGGCAAGACTTGTAAAGAAAGGCGTCGCAGTTTATGTGGACTCACCCACTACTGACGACGCCTTCCCTTTCACGCCAGAGGAGCCAGAAGACAAGCTGCCCGAATACAACGAGGACATGACCAGAGAACAGCTCAATAAAATAGCTTTAGAGTATGGCGTTGAAGATCCTCAAAAGGCCAGAAATAAAGCGGAGCTCATCTCTTGGCTTAATGAGATTGTAGGCGGGGAGCACGAGGACGAGGACATGCCTCCGGTATTTGATGCAGCTGACGCAGTAGGTGATTAAGCATGAAATCTTTTAAGGAGCAAGTGTCTGCAGATCTTAATAAAATTATCGATCTGGATCACTTTGCAGAAACACACACTGTAGAAGGTAAAGAAATAAAGGTCGTTTTCGATGACGACAAACTAGTGGAGCGGCAGGGTGGAGCCGAACTAGGAGTTGCAGAGGCCGACCTTTTAATGTTCGCAAAAGCTGCAGACTTACCACCGAGAAAGGCCCCGGGCTCGGCCATAAACATCGACGGCCGGGAATACATCATAGACGACTGGAAAGAGGACATGGGGCTGGCCACGGTGGCATTAAGGCAAAATCGCAGCATATAGAGGGGGTGGATAAAAGTGTCGATAGTAGGCAACCTAGACAAGGTGGCCAAATGGGCACGGAAGAACATATGCACTAAAGTAAAATTAAAGCTTCCGGATGATGACAGAAACGACGGATCTTATACCGTCCAGCAGATATCGCCGGAAGCTTTTGTTTTATATGTGCCGACAAGAGACCGGATGCCTCCAAAGGCTGCCGCCCCCATCCCCTCTATATGCGTGCAGCTGCTGGAAGGCACTGACGACTTAATCAACCACACAGGCATAATGAAAATACGATTTTCTCTTTCAGCGTGGAACCCGGGCCTCCATAAGGAGGGCGAGGTATTTGTCCCATATAAGGACGATGACGGAAACCTCCATTATAAACGCTGGACCAGCGATGACAAAAAGGAGAGGTTTCAAAGGGACACTGAAGGATGGCGTGATGTCTGGAATTTTGCAGACGTAACCATACGAGAACTGGAGAACGCAGAATATATCGAAGGTTTAAGGCTCGTCAAAGAGGAGGGCATAACCTACGGACCATACCAAGAGGATGGAGCTTTTACAGACTTCTACCCTTACTGGTTTGCATGGGTAGACTTTACCCTTGAATATGGCATCAACAGGACGGCAAAGACATATAGTCAATATCTTTAATTTAGAGAGGTGAAACGGAATGGCGAACCAATATCTATACGGTGCATATGGCCATGTCGGGGAAACCACAGCCAGAAGTGCAATACAGGCTGGGACCGTCCCTGTGTATGTGGGCACAGCACCAGTAAACCTAGTGCGTGGCTTCGCAAGCAGGAACCTAGTCAACTACCCGGTCAAGGTTTCCAACCTGCAGGATGCCCAGAACAAGCTGGGATACTCAGCGGACTGGGAAGGCTTCACATTATGCGAGGCATTCGCCGCACACTTTAACAACCCTATAGGTAATGTCGGTCCGATATATGTAATTAACGTATTGGACCCGGCCACCATGAAGCAGGAAGAACCAACCACTAAAGAGCTTTTATTCAGTGGGGGCCGTGCAGAGTTTAAGAGTGACAGGATTGTCCTTGATACATTGGTAATCGAGGACAAAGTAGAGGGGGTAGACTTTGCAATAAGCTACAACTACACAAAAGGCACAGTTATTATTACATCACTAGACCCTGAAGAACCCCTGACCGGAACCCTCACAGCAACATTTGACGAAGTAGATACAGACAAAGTAAAAGCAGAGGACGTCATCGGAGGGAAAACTTCATCTGGAGAATATACCGGCCTTGGAGCACTGGACCTTTTATACCAAGAACATAATGCCGTGGCCAACATCCTAGCAGCTCCCGGGTGGAGCGATATGCCGGCAGTATATAACGCTTTGGTAGCAGCCAGCCAAAAAATAAACGGTCACTGGGATGCATTTGTGGTCGCAGACATCCCTATAAAGGACGCATCAGGAACAGTCGACACCATCGAAAAGGCCATAGCTTGGAAAAACAACAACGGCTTCACTGCAGAAAGGTCCAAAGTCTACTGGCCGATGGCAACAAATAACGCCGGCGAAAAATATCATCTTTCCACTATAGCAGTGGCCACGATGCAGAGAACAGACTTCTCACATGACTCCGTGCCAATGGAAACCCCGGGCAATAAGCCGGTGGCCATTACAAGGCTCTATTTTGGCGAAGAAAGCTCCAATATGGGCTATGACCAACAGACAGCCAATGAGCTAACCCAAAAAGGAATAAGCACGGCCGTATACTGGGCAGGCAACTGGGTACTTTGGGGA